ACCTGCTCCTGGCTTATCTAATGCTACCATTGTTACTGCAGGAAATGAAAATTTCTCTTCTCTTTTCTTTCTTTGTGCGGGTACTCCGTCCCAAATTAAATCTTCCATTTGTTTTTATTTTATTTTTAAATTGAATAATATTCTCTAATTTTTTGATTTACAAGTAATAAATCATTTTCTACGCTGTCTGTTTCAAACATTTCTAAAGGCGTTTTACAAGTATCGGAACCTGAAGATACAGTTCTAAATACATGTTTGTTAGCTTGTCCAGGCTGTTTGATAATTTCTGCATAAAGTACTATGGTACTAAAACTTTCTGGCACAAAACGCTCAAGCATTTTACCTTGTACGCCAATACGTTCAGTAGAAAAGCCGTTTTCATCAAAATGAGTTTCAGGATGAGCCATTAGATATACTATTATATCATCTCTCATACCATCGTTAATATAATTAATTAAATCATATTGATTAGCGGCCATCTTAGACCATTTGTCAAAACCTTTTTCTGCACGAAAACTTTGTGACATAATAGCATCAGTCATAATTCTTGACCAAGTATCTATTACAACAGTTTTAACATTTTCCATGCTGTTTACTTTGTTTAGTACTTTATAGACTTCTACAGCATCAGAAGTCTTTTTGTAATTTTTTTTATCCTCATTATATTTTAGATTAAACTGTTTGAAAGGCAACGCTTTTTGATCAGTGTTGATAATTACAGTTTCATCAGGGTTTAGGTTTCTTAATGAGGTAGATTTACCCATACCCGATTTTCCTACCAGGAATACTAATTGTGCCATAAAATTGTTTTAGATTATTTAATAAATTTACGAATTTTTTCTAGAATACACAAGGCTTTTAGAGCTTAAATATCTTTAATTTCTTGCTTTACTTCTTCTTGCTTTCTTTTGCGTTTATTGTATAATTTACCTCTAAGATGAGGATGCTCTTCTTGTACTTTACGAGAAGCTCTACCAAAAGAATCTATATACGGAATTATTCTAGCTTCCATATCTTTTAGAACTTGTTTAAAAGGTTTGTTCACATCGTAATCTATCTCTAAAAGATATATGTAATACAATCTTTCAGTAGAATCTCTAAGTACAGGATACTGAGTAAGTTTATCTTTTACCCAATCATACTTATCTTTAATCATTTTCAATAATAGTTATTAGTAAATATTCTTGAAAACTTAATAGTTTCTGTACTATATCCCATGTTTTTGCATCGCTAGGTTTTATCATAGCAAATGAAATATAGTTACCACTATTAATAGCTTCACCACTTAGTTTTTTTAGGCAAGATTTTAAAGCTGAAATTTCCATTTCCCCAGTTTTGTCTAGTTGTGTATAAAACAATAAAAATGCTAATCCAGATTCTGTTGTAGCTACACTATAATCTCCTAATCTATATAATGCTGGTAACTCAAAGTTATCATCTATATATTTTAATTCAGGAAATTGAGTAAACAATTCTTGATGAGCCTCCTGGCTTTTTACACAATTTAAATTTAATGCTAGAAGTTTAATACTTCCATTTTGCTGCAATGTTTCTAAAACATTACTACTTTTTACTCTTTTTACAATAGGCATTTTACTTTGTTTTTTGATTAAAATAGTATTTATCAATTTTTGCTAATTCTTCAGGTTTATTTCCCTGAAGTTCTTCTGCTTTCGGTAATTGATAATAACCACCGATTTCTCCAATAAATAAAAAACTAGCTATTTTATTTACATCACCATCACGGTTCTTGCAAATTTTTGCTAGCCTGTAGCGATTTTTATACTTAGTAATATCATATCCCAAACACTTATCCACTCCATAATAAAATGGACTTGCTATGCCGATAACAGTATTAGCATCCTCTGCAATATTACCAGTGTTTTTTATATCGCTCAACATAGGCATCCAGTTGTCATTTTCTCTACGTTCCATATTTTCAGACCCACGATTAATCTGAGAAATTACTACAGGGCTGTAATTAAACATATTTCTAAAAAACACTAAAGTCCTTGATACTTTGTCTATTGCTTCTTTAAGATCTTTATGATTGTTATAATTAATTAAACCAATATGATCTATCACAATAAGAGTAATTAACCCTGGATTTTTAGGAATATAATTTACTATTAAACCATCTTCATTTCTTATAATCTCACCCCTGCTCTCAGCATACCCCATCACATCTTTATATAAATACTCAGGACTTAAAGTACTTCGATAATGTAAATATTTATCTTGTATTTCTTGCATCCTAGATTCATATAAAGGAATCAACTCTTCTACTTCTGGTCTTAATATCTCCCCACCTATAGATAGTATTTCATTTAAACTTGTTAATATGCCATGCTCTCTCCAAATTAAATTAGCAATATGCTTGGCAATTTGATGCTCTGGAGGAATTTCTAGAGAATAATAAATAATCTCTACATCATGTACATAATTAGGGTTTGCTTGAATAAAATCTATAGCTCCATACACATAGGTACTATTAACAAAAGCTGTTTTACCTACACTAGTACCTGCAAAAATTAAATCATAACGACCTGGTTGAATATTTTTAATGTGATTACTTAAAGTAGTAAAGCCTTGAAACGGGATGCCTTTGTTTAGTCCCTGTTTGCCTCTTTCTATATTATTTTTTAACTTGTCCCAATATTTAATTTTTGCCATATACTATATTTGATCATTATTCCATTCTTGTTCTTCTATACCCGTCTCTTGAATAAATATAAACCACTGTTCCCACATAGAATTATTTAAAACAGTTTCCATGTTAGGAAGAAAATTTAATTTTCCAGCTTGTTTTTGTTTAGCTACAAAAGATTGTATAGCACTTACAGCTTGTTGGTGTGCTTCAATAGTTCTAACTCTCGCTAAATACTTTTTTTCGTGTTTTAATGCTATTTGTGAAGTAGGTCCCGCAGCTCTTAATACTCTAGGACCCACTTTAATAGGATAGCAATTATAAAACTCCCAAAAATTAATTTCATCAGATCTTATATCAAGTAATTTTTCAATATTTTTCTTGCTTAATATAGTATCAGTAAATTTTGTATTTCCTGATAAAATATAATTAGATCCAATTAGACTATTTCTAATAATTAGCGCTTCAGATTTACCAAATATTGCTACTATACTTTCTATATCATTATGATATAATAATTTCAGTAACACCAATTGATTCGGGGTCAGGTTGGATCGCTTCATCAGCGCCAAACTCAAGGTTATCTCCATAAATAAATTGATTTAAAAACTCATCTAAGTTACAAAAAAATACTCGATTTTTATCAATTCCGTCTAGCCTTTTTTTCATCCAAACTTCGTCTTGAGTGCCTGGACTATAAAGGTTTATGATAACTGCTTGTTTGTCTGGTTGCATACGAACTACCCGCCCTAATTGCTGTATAAATGTGCGTTTTGTTGAGTTACTGCCCGCAATAATAGCCAAAGAACAATCAGGCACATTAAAGCCCTCGTTTAGCGCTTGTACAGTGCTTAAATAGCGTACTTTAGTCCTTTTGTCTTTGAACCTCGCTACTATTTCTTTTTGCACCTTTTTTGTTATTTTGCTATGAAAAGTCATACAAATATCCCCAAGTTTATCTTGCAAACTTTCTGCAAATTCTGTAGTCGCACTAAATATCAAGCCATTACGTTTTCCAGTATTCTTTATAATCTTGTCTACTGCGTCTACTTTATTTGAGTTATTTAAACAAATATTTTTGCGCTTTCTCATTGCATTATAATAAGCACCTGCTTGACCTTGTAAAGCTTTATCACTAGATTTTAAAAATGCTCCTGCATTTTTAAAAGCTTGACCACCATAACCAAGTTTAGCAGCAAAATGCCTAAAAGCATTATCAGATTTATTATAATCTGTTTGTTCAGCAGCACTAAGAGGCACAGCAATATTATAAACTGTATAAGGAGATATCCAATTATTTTCTAATGCTTCATCAACAGTAATTTTATCTATTACTTGTAGGTACTCTAGGATTATTTCATGAAGGTTATCTTCACGTTCTAGAGTAGCAGTTAGGCCTAAAATATATTTAAATTCTACTAATTCAAATATTTTTCTGAAGCTTTCTGCAGCGTATCTATGGCACTCGTCAAGAATTAAAAAATCATAATTTCTATTTTGTTTGATAGCAGTATTAATTACTAATACTTCAGCAAAATTTACTTTATGAACCTCTAATTCTTTTTCCCATTGATTTTTTAAGGCAATTGTAGGAACTACAATCAAACATGATTGTATTCCAGCTCTTGGCACCATGCCTTTTATAGCCATAATAGCAGTATAAGTTTTACCAAAACCTGTAGCTGCTTGAAATATGCCACTATAATTATTTAATCGCCAACGCTTTAGAACTTCTATTTGTCTTTCTGTTCTAGTCATCTTTTTTTACTAATTTAAAAGTTACTTTACAAGGTTGATTGTATTTTTTCAGACTTAAAGTACTTGGATACAAATTATTCTCTATCCAATAATGAGCATTTTCTTCTACTATATCTTCTATATACCTATGAGCACTTGTTTTTCTATTATGTATTACAGTACAATGATTTCTTCCAATTGCTCTACCTACTTCACTAAGATTAGCACCCATAGCATATAATTCTTTACCTATTTTAGTGCGTAATTCTACTAAGTAACTATTTTTACAATTTTTTGCTTTTTTAAAATAATTGTAATAATATTTACATTTTTTTAATATTTCTACTTTCTTTTCATAAGTTTTTATTAATACATCAAACTCATTAAAATTTATATCTTTTTCCATATTTCATTTTTTAATGCTCCCAATAATCAGTGATATGTGGATCAGCAGATAATTTTACAACAGGACAAAATAATTTACCAGCATCTTCCATACATTGTTTTAAGACTTTACTTATTTCTTCAGCCATGTTTTCAGGACTTTCTACAATCCACTCGTCATGAACTACATTAGGCATAAGCACTTTAAATACTAAATTATTTTCTTCTAAATACCTAAAGAAATATATACCTGCAAGTTTTGTAATGTCAGCACTAGAGCCTTGAATAGGATAATTAAGTGACATACGTTCAATATCACCTTTTTTCATAAAATATTCACGTACTTTAGGTTTATAAAACAATTTAAATCTTTCGGTATTATTTTCTTTTTCGTGTTTGTAATTTTCCCAAAAACCTTCTGTATTATAAATATCATTGTGCAATCTGGTAAAGTCTTGAAAATAATCTATAAAACATTTGCGGTTGCTAATATTATTAAACTCTATATAGCCTAGTTTTAAAGCCTTTTGTTTTTCTTGTTTAAAATAATTAGCTAATCCAGGAAATGCTTTAAAATACTCTTGATATACTTTTTCGCCTTCTTCCATAGAAATAGAAAGATTTTGAGAAATAGTAATTCCAGTACCGCCATAATTAATAGCAAAGCCAGCACCTTTAGCAATTTGTCGTTTATCTTTGTGGTTGTTTTTAATCTCATCAAGAGTTAAATTACTAAGCTCAGGAAATATTTTACTTGCAACAAAACTATGCATATCTCCAAGACCTTGAGAATAAAAATATAACAAGTCAGGATCTAGACTTTTATTAGCCAATACTATTTGTTCTTGACCAGAATAGTCACTCACTATAAGTTTGTTCCCTTTTTGTGCTTGAAAACATGATCTAGTTCTAGAATCACTAGGTATATTTTGCATATTAGGTAATTGCGGTAAGTTTTTCTTTCTATCTCCTTTTTGACCACTAGATAATCTACCAGTATTCATAATTTGCTGATAATTACTATGTACACGTTTAGTGACAGGATTAATATAATTAAACCAGTTTTCACCGTAAGTACTTACAATTTTTTGATGCTCAGTAAATTCTATATAAGTTTTAATAATAGGATGTTTTTTCTTTTGCGGTCCTATTACTTTTTTATCTACAGAATGTTTAGATAAACCTGTTTGTTTATCTTTAGTAAGAGTATCAACACCTAAACTTTGCATAAAAGGAATTACTTGATGAGAAGAAGCCCAGTTTAATTTACATTTTGTTCCTTCGTCAAATAAACTTAATTGATTGTCTATATATTTACTATATTTTTCAGGATTATCTAGAATAAATTGATCCAATTGTGCTTTTATGACGTTTAAATCTTTCAAATCTTCTTCGCACTTTTTTTGCCAATCTTTAGGATTTAGATAAAAACCACAATACTCTATATAAGCTAAAACTTTAACAAATTCATTGTCTAGACTAGCAGTACGAGTTAAGTTATGTTCTTGTAAAAATACTTGTTGTTTTCTCATTACTTCATGAAGAAACTTTACATCGTAAGCAGCATATTTTATTACTCTTGTACTCAATCCTTCTCTATGAATGGCACCACGAACAGTTTTATCAAGTTCTATTTTGCAGTATTTATGCACTACAGCATCTAAAGATTTTCTTGCAGAGTCTATGCCTGTAAACAGTATTCTTTCTACTAAAAAAGTATCAAATATTTTCTTTGGTACTATATTATGATGATATAAAAACCTTAAATCAAATTTTGCATTATGAAATATTAGTGTCTTACTTTCAAGTAATTCTTTATATACTTTAATATCTATTGTATTAACATCTATTACATATTGTTTGTCATTATCGCCTAATTGCAAAGAAACTAAATTACAAGTATAAGGATCCATACCCATAGTTTCTGTATCGACTGCTATTATATCAAGGTTACTTAAATATTTTAAAGATTCTTCTACATCACATATAATATAACCAACGGAATTAAATAAACTCCGTTGGTTAGTTACTAAATAAATCATATTAATTTAAGATTTTACAGATAATGATTATCTATTTTTTGACTAGTAAGTTAATATAAGCTTGTGCGCCTCTACGAGTTTTACTATGCCATATTACATTAGGATATTTTGGATGAGGTAAATATTTCCAAAAGAATAATAATGTTCTTTTTTTAATATTAAAAGAACCATGTGCATTTTCTACTATTTTGTAATTCTCCATAA